AGCTCAGCAAACGTCCGTAAGGACAACTCCCAAACTGGGAGTTAAGCCTAGTGAGCTAGGCTTTAGAAACCTCGTCTCCTTGTGAGAGACTCATTCAAAATTTTATGTTTGAATAGTTCCTTTTCAAGATTCAATTTCAAATCTTCAAGATTGAAATATTTCTTGGTTTTGTAACCAACAATTGCATTGAATATAGACAGGAGTAAATTTAGTAATAAACCTGCCAATATAAAATGCTGAAGCGTTAATAATAAATTAAGTAATTTTAACACTTCGTCTGTTCCTTCGCACTTCATTTGAGGTGTTTGTAACAGTGTAAAGCTTAGAAAAATTGGAGTTTGAAGACAATGCCCAGTGTATTGTACACAGGGCATCATATAAACTCGGTGCAGCTTTATTATAGCGCACTTGAACCAAAATGGCCAATTTCTGCTTCACAATATCATCAAAGATATATTTGGCACTATCTGCCAATCCAGTACGAATCTCGCATAAAGATGCTAGATTGTCTGGTATGTCCTTTCTACCCAATTTCACAAGAAGTTTATAAGGGTCTGGGACACAAAGAATTTCGTCACCTCTTCTAATCAGGTAGCGAGACGCGAAATAAGGGCAAGCTGGTTGTACCAACTTGCATGACATATTAAATATGTCGCTTAAAGGTTCCAAAGGCACTTTTATTGGTCCGTAGGAGCAAATCAATGAATCATCTCCCCCGACCAACATGTACCTAATTTTCTCTTTATCAGGTTCCTCAATCACAAAAGCCAACATGGCAGCAGTGACCAATGAGTTTCCCAAAAAAGTGAAAGCATCACCCGTTCTTCTTTGGAAATCGGTTTTGAAACCTATTCCAACGTTTTGATCGAAAATAGAAGAACTTCTATGGGCTGTGGACCATAAAGCTACAAACTCAGGATCGCAACCAAATTTTAACAAGATTAAATCTTGTATAAGTTGATGCAATTCTCCCTGACTTTTATCGAATTTTGAAAAATCGATTTCAGTGAAAGTATTGTTTTCACTTCCCAAATGATATTTGGTCAAATATCCACTAAGATCATTATCATGTTCAAGTGGAATATTCAAGAACTTATTTCTACAAGCCAATAGACGAGTTTTAAACTGCCCAAAAATGGCTGTAGCAACCTGAGTTATCTCTGGTAAATGATAAGTTATAGTGGCGGCTTTAGTGTATTCACTTTGTGCACTATCTGTCAAACTGAATTTGACGTCCCTTTTTATCATATGTTTATACTTCTGAATAGGGGACAAGGCCAAACAAACTGGGTCGTCGACCTTATTACCAGTTTTATTCTGATATATTTGGATCTGGTCGGCACTAGAACCAAGGATCCCCGTAGGTAACCTAGAGAACTTGTCCGGATCTATGAAAAAGGAGAAAAATTTCTCCACAGCTTTATCAGCTACTTTTTCCAGATCAAAATATTTTTGGCTATTCATAACGTTAGCGTTACGCTTTTCTATAGCCAAACCGACTTGACGACTACTGGTATTTCTCCTTAGGAGAGCTCCAGTAGGTAAGCACGGTATCGCGAATTTGTTGTTGGTGAATAAACGAGGGGATATTTTCGAAACGTCCCACCTTATACTACCAACTTGCAAACTCATAGGACCAACTTCAACTAGTTCGTCCAAAGCATCAGTATCTATGCTAGTATTGCCAGGGGTTAATTCCTCAATTGCCTTGACAATACTTCCCGGGTTATAACTTGCTTTTCCCCTTGGATCGGGTATTGCACCATAAATGGGCACTTCCTTTTGATACAGTGTATCAGCAGAAACGGGGAAATTTATTTCAGCCGCTTTCCTTGCATTCTCACAAACCTCTGGTTTGTTGACTTCCACTGTCGAATTAGATTCGAAAGCTACGGCATAAGAACTTTCAGAACCACTAGCCTCGAAGGTTAAATCCTTGGAGGTTTTAATGGTATTCTTTAACGCCGACAAAGAAAAATCGGATGAATCTTCAGGTTTTGTTGTGCAATAGACGATTTTGTCAGTATGCCTGGAAATTGCCACCAAATGATAAGGTAGTTTCCTTCTGGTATACAAATCGTTATCAGTGCGTGTTAACCTGAAATACACGACATTTTTGTAACTCAAACCTTGAGCTGCGTGAACCGTTCGAACATCGCTAGAAATGTTCTCTTTGGCCCACCTCAGTTTCAAAAGGCTTTCGTCATGTTTAGTCATGCAGGTATATAATACCGGACCATCAAACGCATTCGGGAGCGGAATTTCAAATTCGCTCTTTATGGGTTTGATAGTAATCGAGCTTTCAATCCTCGATACCGTTTTTATCGGTTTGGTCTTATACATTTTTTGTAAAGCCAAAGTTATGTCCTGAGGACATCTGTAAGTAACAGATCTGATCTCCCGATTAAAGTGTAAACCTGCGTCTTCAATGCAGTTATACTTTAAAGGGAAATCAGCAAGACGGTTGCAAAAGGGGATCTGTTCCGAGTCACCAAAAAGAGTGACCTTCCGAATCCCACTAATGTGAATAGCCAACAATAGGATACCGGGATGCGCGAGGCCGTATTCATCTATGAACAGTTCCCCACAAGAACCCGTGAGCCCTGGATTAAGAAGATAAGAATCGACGGTTCTGATGAACTTCGAGTCCACATCCGGCAATTTCTTTCTAATTTCATCCACGTTAGCTTTACAAACACTTAGAATTAAAATTCCAGTGGTATACCGTCTAACAATCTCAGTTGTTTTCCCGCAACCAGTGACACCGTCAACCAATTTAATGGTTGGGGCCACCGTGCAGGGAATGCTGGCGTACTGACGGGAGAACTTTAAATTCGTCATTATCCGCGTCCCATCGGTCACCACCAAATACCTTCCTACAAAGTCGGGTATTTTACCGAACCAAGACAATTTAACAAAGGAGGTGCCGTCCCATCCGAATTCGTGATCGAACTCTTTGGGTTTTTGTACCCATGAGGACATCTTATCAAACACTCCGATATTGTCTACATCGTTCAGGTAACCACCACAGTTTCCTGTCGCTTGGTAAGCGTGAAGAATTCTTTCACACTTTTTCCCGATTCTGTCGACCTCAGCTCGACAGTATTCTATAGCTTCAGCTATAACTTTATCAGGCTCACCAGTAACGGGATTCTTTGGTGTCTCAGAATTTTCCGAGTCGACATCAGATTTGTTATACATTTCCGTGCCGATAGCTTCCAATATAGTAAAGAAAGCTGAGTCGTCGTACTCTTTTAAAGTAGGACAATCTCCCATCAGAGATTTACCTATATAGGTATTCTCCAATACCGTTAATTTTTCAACGGCTGGTTTCACAAACTCCATATCCACAATTCTATCATGGCATCTGAACAAAGCGTTTAAAACGAATTTCAGAAGAGCAGCAGGGAAACCAAGTATCCTGTAAAACACCCTCTTTAAAGAGGATATCCACGATCCCAATTTAAAATCGGGACCTAACCCTGAATGAAACCAGGCTAAGGACAGCGATTCCTTATATCTAGTTAACAATATTTCAAAATATATTGTTACCGATACAGGGGAGAAATCTTTAAATGGGATAGCTTCCTCCCTAATGATGGTACTTCCATTTAAAACCAATGTTTGAGAGTGACTCAGTAAGTGATTCTGGATTATTCGGAGATTGTCCATATGGGTAACATCGTCACATTTGTCGAAGTTAACGGGTTTTACCCCTCTAAGACAAACTTCAATGACTCTATCAACCAACTTTCTGGACATAACCACCTCACGCCAAGAGCACTCAACAGAACCCTCTTCACCGGTTAAGTCTTTGACTTTCACCAAAGGAACTTTCATTATGTATTTATCATACATTTCATGAAACCAGGCATTATGAAAGAAAGTGTGATCCCCTTTTCGGAGCTCACCAGAACACTTAATTATGCTATAAAACAAAACACCGTGTCTGTATTTGTCTCTCTCCATCACATAAAAATGTTTACCGAAAGAGACGACTGTAGAAGTCAAATACTTAGAGTATACTTCCCAGTCATGCCTGTAACCCATCGTACTGTCGTCGCGAAAGGAAAACCAAATTTGGCCCTTTGATTTCTCCCAATTGCAACGCAGAGCTGGGATATAGCCACTTGAAGCGACTAACATAGCAGGGTCAGCAATCATAGTTCCATGCAACTCGACCACACCATGTTGTACCAAACCCCCAATAAGTTCCTTTAGGGGCAGGTCATAACCGGAATGCACCATAATAGCATACTTGGCTTTAAAAGTGCACTCAGGCTCGGGAACCACATAGCCGAAACCGCGAGAGCTATCTGATTCCCTTATAACATCATTCCACGCCAATCCAAACTTGTGATGGCAATAGAGAGATGAGGTGCCGGATCTTATTCCGGCGTACATCCGAATTAAATCTTTAGGATGTACTGCCCAGCGCTTATAAAACTCCTTCATGGAGTCAGACACCTTTCTAGAAAAGTGAGCGTCAGGGTCGAGATCTATAGAGCCGGCGTAACGATGACGCAAACCAGCCATTAGACTCTCAGTCATCGTTAAACGATGAGTGTGGCGTTCATTGTCCCTTAAATCTAGCATAGGGCAACAACTATGAACATTGGACCTACCATATCTAAAATGAGAGAACCAATTTCCTCCTATGTCCAACACAGGAGAGTCAACAGGAAAGTTAGACAACAAATCATGAGTCTCCAACAACCTGTGAGCAGCGGCCATATTATGAGGGCCATCCACGTTCTGAGTGAACTTTAACTCGTAACGGGGAAAATGATCCCTTAAAATCCTCATATCATCGTCACTCAGTTTTTGAGGCACAGGGATCTTGACTGAATTAGAATTCTCAGCCAACAGGTGTCTCACATCCTTTTCAAAATGGCAGCTAACAAGCTGAGAGACACCAGATGTGGCGTCAGAGAGCGCCGCATCACGCATTTCCCTCAATTTCGACTCAAAGTCAGAGGAAAACACGGAACAACCATACAAATGGTTATCCACCAAATCCGACATCTTAAGGTCAGACACGGTGCCAGGAATGAAGTGGGCAATACACCCAACAACACTGACCTTCCTAACTGGAAAGTCCGCATGAAAGAAAGACTTCAAGTCCTTCCCAAGCACGAACTCATTACAAGAGTCCACGACGAAATCAAGATCGTCGTCGCCAGTGCAAGACACAGCAACAGAGCTGATGAGGCGGTTCAAACCCGAAATAAAGACCATCAAATCTTTATCAGAAAGGTTCTCCCACGCAACACAGTCGTAATAGCAACGTTGCTGCAAGCCAGCGGCAGTGGTAAACCACAGTTTGGAGAAATCAACGCACTCCATGAAGTTTCGAATAAACAATCCCCGTAGTCAATAAGGATACCTTCGAAACGATGTCAGACTAGCAGAATCTTTTCGCATAAACAGC